GCGCCGCCGCCCGTATCGTATTAGCGGACAGCCCTTCCGCAGTATCGGTTGCTTTCTCTACTATCATATTTTTGATATTGTCAGCTTGGCTTTTGCGGCGATACGCCGTCCGCGCTTCTTTTATAGCGGATGCTGCGCCGGGGGCATCGCCAGCTATGACAGCGTTGGCGGGCGGCGCGTCAACAAAGTCGTCAATCTGCCGAATAATATTGGATGTTAAGCGGCGCTCGTCTTTATCAAGGCTACTCCCAGCGGTCCGCGCGACGCGACGTAAAATTTCCATTTGTGAAAACGAAATCGGCGTATTATTTTTTTGAGCATCAGCTATAACCTCATCTATACGCTGTAAAACGCGGTTCACCCTTGGGTGGAGAACCTCATCAAACTGCACTTTAGGGTCGGAAAGCGACGTGCGAATGTTCTGGGTTAGTTGTGAAATAGCAGCGGGGTCGAATTGAACACCAGCTTCCTCTGCGCGCAAATACGCCGCATTTGTTAGCTGCTCTAATTGATCAGACGTGACAGGTGTAGCGCGGGGGGTTGCCATCCGACCGCCGGCCATGCCGCCGGCCACCGACAAGCCAAACTGTGCAAGAGGATTTTCTATACCTGCGTACTCGCGGCCAATCGTAGGGGCCGCAGCAGCGCCAGCGCCAGCCGCAGTTTGCACGCCGGGACCGCGGCCAAGTTCCTGCATGACGTTGCGAGTTACGCCGGGCGCAGTAGTTTGTGCAAGTTCTCTAAATGCTGTTGCGCCGCTTAGACCCCCGCCAGCGCCTTCGACAGTACGGAACAAAACTTCCTGTTCAGGTGTCTGCGGTCTACGTCCAATACCAACAGTCTCATACCCACGGCGGATTGTCTCTGACGGCAGCGGAATAGTTTTAGCGTCAAACGCAGGGGCGAACACGTTATATATGGATGTACCAAGGTCAGCAATGCCCAGCGACGTTACACCGGCAGCAGCGCCGAGAGGCGCGCCAAGACCGCCGGTGGGGATGCCGGTTGCCGCAGCACCTAACCCCGCTGCCGTAGCGTAAGGCAACAGTGCGCTGGATATAACACCCGCGTATTGTGCAGCCGAACGGTCGGGGGCGGGTTTGGTTGGGACGCCCGAAAGATAATTAATAATTTCTGCGTCAGTATATCCGGCTTCGCGCGCGGCAGCGGTGTCGAACGCATCTTCAGTGGCTAGATACTCAGCAATTTCTGCGTCAGTGTAGCCAGCAACGCGCGCACCTTCGACATCAAACTTAGCCATGTTTACTTCCTACGGAAAGAGTCGAGAGCCGGTTTACCTTTGGACCCGCCAGTTGGTGTACCTTTTGGTTTTACGTATGTCATGCCAGCGCCGCGCACAAGTATCGGCAAGACTACGTTTTGCCATTTTGCCAGACGTTCGTTAGCGGGCGTGTTGGGGTCAGCTATATCACCCATCGTGCTAGCTATTAAGCGGACGTCAGCGTCTGAGATTTGCGCGCCTAACTTACCGCGCAACTTTTCAAACGTCATATTATCTTTTATTGACGCTAGTTGGCCTATTGCCACGCGCCCCGGCGTAGATTCGCCAAAGAAACCAACTATGTCGGAACCAATCTTTTCCAAGCCGCCGCTAGTAGATGCTTTGATTAACGCTGAAACTGAGTCTTCGCCCGTTTTTTCGTTGTAATCAAACAAATCAAGGGTTTTCTTAAATCCTTTCTGGCGCTGTTGTTCACCGATAGTTTGCGATTTGGGCGCCGCGCTTGTAGGTGTACCCGCGCCTGTCGATGTGCCTGTGCCTGTACGTGGAGGTGTAGCGGTTGCGCCGGTAGGCGCGCCAGCGCCGCCAAACACAGTCCTAACATACTTACGTGTTTCTAGCGGGACATGGTTAATCCAGCCGTTAGCACCACCTTTTTTCAGCGCGCTACGCACGGCGCCGGGGCCAGCGTTGTACGCAGCCGCCGCCAACTTTTCGTCGCCGCCGAAGTCACGTAACTGCTTTTCATAGTATGCTTTGCCGAGCGCAAGGTTATACTCAGGATCGTTGCGGTAGCGGTTGTCATCGAACGGAAGTCCTGCCAACTTAGCCGCTTCTGGCGCCGTGCCCGGCATAACCTGAGCAATACCAATAGCGCCTGCCGATGACGTGAGCGGGCGACCGTTGCGGTCAAACTGCTTACCGCGAGACTCCGCCTGTATCATTCTACTAAACGTATTACCGCCAGCGCCCGGCGTGCCGAGGCTGATCGACGGGCCGCCAACAGCGGGGGATGGCTGCTCCATCCGAGGCTGCACAAGGGGCGCGCCTGTGCCAGCGCCAACCGCGTATGGCGACCTAACGCCAGTGCTGGCGAAAGTAGGTTCGCGTGCCGGAAGACTGCGGTTTTGAGTTGGGTCGCCAATAAGGGCTTCGGCGGCTACGCCGGTAACTGGGTTTACGTTATACAAGGTGCTGTCAACAACTTGTTGGGTCATTTTAACCGGTTCTGGCGCTGCCGTAAACCGGAACAGTTCTTGACCCATAATAGGTGACGCAGGGTTAGCGTCGTAGAACACCGTAGCGTCGCCTACCTTTTCTGATTTTACTTCAGGCATCACAAATTTAAGCGCCGCGCGCGCGGGTTCCGACTGCGCGATAAATTGCATCACAAATAGTTTGCGTGCATTTGGGTCAGGTATATCCTGTATCTGTTTTAGTATGGGGCCAAATTTGTCCTGTTCCATCCCAACCGAGGCAAAAGTTTGCCCAGCCTGCATTATGGTTTCGTTGGATGGATCGCGCAATATGCCCACCAAGCCGGTGCCTAATGCGCCCGCTACTCTTGCGGGTTGCTCCGCGCCGAACTTTGCCACGTCGCGCGCTTCGGCTGCCTGCGCGTATTGCATCTCCTGACGTGTGCGCTGGGCTTGAAGGGCCGCAGCTTCTGCTTGACGCGCCATATTCATCATGTTTGAATACTGCGCGGTCTGACGCGCAGGATCAGGAAGCTGAGGGTTACGCGCCTGAAGGGCTATCATTTGGTTTGGCATGATTTATCCGTCGTCTGAAAGTGGGTTGATGCCGCCGCTACCGGGTGTTCTGTTTTTATAGTACTGCATAATGGCGTTGTTCATAGGTGCATTGGCTGCGTATCCACCTATCTGACCCAACGCGTTTGTCAGCGCGTTAGCAGAGCCGATGTAACCAGATGCGCGGGCTTGACCTGCGTTATATATGTTTGATGCTTGGTTCTGACCCATCTGTCCAGCAGCACCCGTAAGCACGTTAGTGGCGGACTGACCCGAACCCATCAGCGATTGCAGCGGATTAAGACGCGCCGACCGCTCGACCTGATAGCGGTTAAACGCGTTCTGATATTCTTGGCTGGCTAAGTCTTGGCCGAAACGCTGCACACCCTTCAGAGTGGAGCCGGACAACAGATTGCCGCGCGCGGCTGCCGACCGCTCTAGCGCCTTCATGCCTTCCGCTTGGCGAAAAGCATAGCCGGGGTCTTGCTGGAATTGATCAGTACCAAAGGCTTTCGCCATACTGCCGTAGCCAGCGGCGGTATTGTCACCGCCGATACCTAGTAGCCGCATAAGTTCATTTTGCGCGGTAAGGCCACCTTCACGAAATGGCGCTTGCAGTTCCGTTTGCCGCTGGAACATCCGCTCCTGCGCTGCGGTCGCGTCTTGCGCCGCGCGCTCTTGCGTTGCTGCTGCTTTTTTAGCTGCTTTTCCCGATATGGCGGCACCGCCAATTGCGGCTGTAGCTGTTATAGCTGCTGCTGCTGCTAGACCCATTTTACGCTTCCTTCAGTTGCAAACGGTACGCACTACCGTGATCTTGCGCGCCGAGGCGCTTGTATAGCATGGAAATACGGGGGCCGGAACCCCTTTTCCCTGCCTCAAAAAACACTTCGTCAACCCCTTTATTTTTTAGTTCTTTAATTGCTTCGCGTTGCAGTTTCAATCCCAGACCGGGGAACTCTGGCGACGCGAAGAATGTGGTGTTCGTAGCGGATAAAATGTCTGGGGAAGTCAGCGACGGCGATATTAGCGTCATCAGATAACCAAACATACGACCATTACACCGCGCAGTCATTATCTGCATAGCGCCAACATTGTCCAGCGCGCGCATCAGCGGCAAGTTTTTATTCTGCCAGTTGCCCGGTGTCTCGCCGACGCCCACAAGATGTTCGTCAAATAGCTTATCGGCATCCTGCACCCAGCTATCAAAGTCTTCTGTCTGAAAAGTGATGCCTTCGGGCGGCTCGTCTACTTTCGGCGTTAGCGCCGCTATCGTCTGGTGTTTGGCAATCGACGCCAGCTTTTCCATCGCTGGCGCGTATGCTGCATAGTGACGCATCATGGCTGGCATACTGATCTGGATGTTGACAGGCGCTATCTGCGCCCAATGCGCGGAGTCATGCGGCTGCTGAAGGCAATGCTCGAATACAGCAGCGCAAGTGTCTTCTTCATTCAGGCTGTCAAACGACACTGACAAGACGTTGGGCAACCGCGCCTCTATCTGGTCTAGGCTGCGGTCCAGCTTCAGCAGTACGGCGTCAAGTTTATCGCGGTCAAACTGCGTGCCGGGTATGCTCATCAGACTTTCAACAACTTCGTCGCGGGGCCGGCGTACAACCAGAACGCGGGCGTCAGGGGCAAACCGCTCTAGCAGTCTCCACCAAGGCGCGCCGGCTGTCTCCGCAGTGCCAATGTTAGGCTGCGAGAACCATGCCTGCACATCGTCAAGGCTACGCATATGCCGTAACTCTTCGTGGCCGCACATCCATTCACCATAAGTCAGAAAACGGGACAGCCAAGCTGATCGCGATCTGGGTAATGAAAATACGACGAAGGGCGGCATTAGCTAACCAGACGGCCTGACGCGCGGATGTTGATGGCGGACGCCGTGCCAGCGATTGTGCTGATGAAGCCATTGTTAGGCAGCACATGACCAACCAGTTCAGGAAACGTATACGTCTCTGATGGCTGGAGCGTCTTGGTCTTAACAATCAAGTTGTCGTTACCGGCGCTGCCCGCAGCCGTCACAAGGTTGACGCTGATCGTCGCTGCGCTGACGCTGTAGTTAGTTGCGGTGAACTTGTCGATGATCGTCTGCACGCCGTTCGACGTGTACTGCGTCGTCTGGCTGTTCTCCGCTGTCTTAGCGGGAATGATGTTACTAATAGATACGGCCATATTATGTCTCCAAAGAACTTATGTTGTCTGTCACCGTCAAAATGATTGACGGAACGGAAGGGTGTACGGCAGACGCCGCTTCAGCTAACAAAATAACAGATGTGTCGTCCACTTCCCACATTAATTCGATGTAGTCGCCAGCGTTTAGTTGGATGACGTAATTCCATGCAGCCAAAATTTCAGCGTTATTACCTTGTATGCGGATTTGACCGGCGCTGTCAGGGACGTTAACGCCGTTCTTGCGTAACCATATCCACACCAAACCGACACCGCCCGCCGTTTTATCTAGCTGCGCGGAGAACTGCACGTTGTAGACATTTGGCCGGTCAACAAAGATGCGCGACGTTGGTGTGCCGCGGGTGACGCCTACCGACAAATCAGTGGTGTTGAACGTCATGGCGTAGGCTGTGTTGATTGCTGCCGCTGTCTGTGATGTCGTGTCATAGAAAGAACCGTAGCGCGGCGACCGAAACTCTTTTGGTGGCGGCGACAGCGCCAGCGCCTGCAACTGCGATTGGATAACCGCGATGTCGCTTTCCGTAGCAGCCGGCGGCGTGACGCCGGTGGCCTGCGCCAGACTGTTTACCTTGGCATCCACGTCAGCCGTAGCAGAACAGCAGTCAGGGGCGCTTTCGGTTGTCTGCGCCAACGACTCCAGCATGGCGTCATAGGACGCTATCAGCGACGTAGCGTCCGGCGCTAACTCGACTTCGTCTTGGTTGGTCTGCGTAGCTGTCAACAGCGATAGGAAGAACCGATACCATTCACGGCTAATCGCGCCTGACCGTTCGTCGATCAGGGCCACACGCGGCGGCGTTAGCTGTGTAGGATTGATCGGCGAATACGCCATTAGGCAGTCGTTCCGCTGAGCAGCAGTTCAGCGCCCATGATGTAAATCCGTACAGGGTCGGTGCCTGACACTTCGTAGACGCGGTCGCGTATCTTCATCGTCGCGCCAAGGCGGCGCCAAATGGTACGATAGCCAGAACGGCCAATACGGCCCATCGACTTCCAGTGTTCGCTGGACCATGTGTGCCCGCCGTCGTCCGACCAGCGCAGCATGGCTTGCGGATTGCTGCCTTGGCCGTTGTTCAGGCCCACGCCTGTCTCGCAGTCAAGCTGCATGGAGTGCTGGATAGTACGCGCAAGGTTGTTAGCGCCCGTCGGCAGCGCACGCCATGACCGCAGCCATTTCTGCGGTGCGCCATCGTCAGCGTATACGTTCAGGTCGAATGAATAAATCTTGCCGTTCTGATAGTCGCCGACCACCGTAGTGGCGTTGAAGAACATCTGACTGCTGGCGCGGTGACGGTTAAACTCACCGTTAGCGAACGACGCCCGCTCATGCCATGCGCCGGTGGCGACATCATACACCCATGTGGTGTTGGCGGTGGGGAAGTTCAGAACGTAGAAGCTGTGGCCGTCCTGCTGATACGTGTAGCCGGTTGCGTCCGAAATGTCGGCATACTCTTGCATCTGCCATTCGATAGCGTGCGTAGACACACGCTGACCGATGTAGCCAGCGGCCCTGTAGACGATCCCTTGACCGCGCGCGTCCTTGCCTAGCCAATAGACTTGATTGTCCATCTTGGCGATGCTGTACGGCGCCGCGCAGCCTAGTTCGTTGAACGCGCCTTGGATACGCGTCAGCGGGAAGTCGAGCAGCCCTGCGTCGTACCAGACTTCGGTCGAGTTGGTGCCGAACACCCACACTTCGCGGTGGTCAACAAATATAGCGACCACATTGTCAGGGTTGCCTTCGGCGCTGGCAAACTCCAGCGGATCAACAGACAGGCCGTCAAGCAGCGATGTAACCCAGATTTTCTGCGTGCCGGGTTCGTTGAACGTAAAATAGCCGTCGATGTAGCCGACCGTGCCGGCGCCGGGGAAGTCAGGGTCGGTGATCTGCTGGAACACATCGGTGTTGGCGTTGTAGATGTAACCTAGCGGGTTAGCAGCTATGAATAGCTGCGTGCCGTTGTCAGCCATGCTGACAGGGCCAGTGCCGCCTACAGTGCCTTTGGCGACCGCGTTCCAGTTGCTGTCGATCTGATACAGCGTAGGGCCAGATACGGCATAGCCGTAGTCGCCATAGGTCCACAGCCCGCGGATAGGACCGATGCCAACAGTTGCTAGGGTAGTCAGCCCCGGCGCGCGCTGAAGGAACGCTGGTTCCTTGCCGCCTTCTGGGACAATCTCAGGAAATAGGTTAACCATGCGGTTGTCGGCGGCGTTGACGCTTCTAGCGACATACGCCGACCCAAGGATCGGCGTCTTCATTAGTAGTTCCCGGCGTAGATGTTGAACCGCTGACGCGAAGCAATCAGGCTGTACGGTACCGACATGATGTCATCAGGGTTGTTGATGCGCTTGATGTTACGCTTCGACGACATCGCCAAACGGCGGACTTGCGACGAAGGCTCCGTGCCGAACTCAGGGGCCATTTCGCAGGCCAAGTTATAACG